TGCTTAACCAAGACAAGTCCGAAAATAGGAATCAGGATCCTCTGGAGTATTTTCAATCATTCATTGAGTCACTCAAGACTAAGACAAATTCATTCACGGGTAATCGGTTAAGGGCCGGAACCATCCGGATGTATCAGGGGACACTAGATGTGGTGGAGAAATTTGACAAGATAAAAAAGCTGACATGGCAAGGAATAGACTTGAGATTCTACACTGAATATGTGAAGTGGCTATCATCAAGATATTCAAAGAATACAGTTGGAAAGCATGTGCGGAAATTGAAGTACTTTCTCCGGGAGGCAGAGGCGGCAGGGATGCCCGTCAATCCATTCTATAGAAGTAGTCAATTCAAAAGTTATTCAGAGCCTTCCAATAGAATCTATCTGACCATGGAAGATGTCAAGAGGATCAAGGATGTACGGCTAACGAATCTTTGCCAGATCGAAGTGCGAGATGCATTTGTGATCAGCTGCTACTCTGGACTCAGATTCTCAGACTGGATCAAGTTGCCAGATGCACTCAATGTAATGCCTGGTCATATTGCTCTGATGAAACAAACCAAGACCGGAGCTCCTGCGCTGGTTCCAATCCATCCGGACATTGAGCAGATTTGTGACCGGTACCGGAAATCCGGATTCACTCATACCATTCTCAGACACAATGCGAAGGTGAATAAAGAACTCAAGTGGATTGCAGAAATGGCAGGACTTGTTGAGCCGGTGATGACGGACATAACAAGTGGAGGAGTCACAGAATCAGTCATGAAAAAAAAGTATGAGATGGTGCAGACACACACAGGTAGGAGATCCTTTGCAACCAACACTTATCTCTCAGGCTTTGAGACCAAGGCGCTAAGCACTATCATGGGATTCTCATCGGAAAGAGAGTTTGTCAAATATCTGAAAGTTGGAAATCTTGGCCGGGCGAACATGCTCAGTGATCACTGGAAAAAATCACACAAGTCTGCTTGACAGGTTACATCTTTGACATGACTCTATGCCTGATTCTGTAAAACACAAATACGTTCTTAAACTTTGGCTTTCTAAAGTAATGCAGATAAGCAAGATTGATTATCCAGAATGCCCTTGAAAGCTCCATGTTTCCGGATAGCTTTGTCACCTCCTCAACAAATCCTCTCTTGGTGTCAAGTAGGTTGAAGTATGATTGATCACTTTTCTGGAGCTCCTCCACTCTTTCCATGTCACCATCTTTGAGTAGATCACAGATGATCTCAATCTGATGTTCAGACCAGTTGTATTCCAAGAATTCCGGATTTCCTTTTTTCGTACCCATTCTACTTGTTGAGTTTTTTGATTGAATAGTCAAGAGGTATCATTGATCCCTGCTCTGTTTCACTTCGGAACAATTCAGAGATGGCCATGATCAGAGCCACCACTCCATCAATCTTCTTTTCTGCTTTCTTTTTGCTCGGGCGGATATTGCCAAGGGAGTCCTTTTCAAGTTCAACATTGGTGAACATCCAGCGGATCACCGGATCATCATCAAGCACGATCTCACCACTGAGAATAAGTTTTTCAAGTTGCTTTGTTGGGTAGTTGAAAGCCATATATCCCTGTCTGACTTCATTGGTCATGATGCCGTCTGAGTCAAGATTGGAGACCAGATGAGTTGCATTGAATTTGTCATATCCAACTGATTGTAGGTTCCTGTCCATGGCTATTTCAGAGATTCTTTGACGCACAGATTCATAGTCTGTGACATTGCCGGGTGTGATATGAATAAGTCCCTTTTTGGAAAACTGTATATAGGTATGCTTTTCGTTGACGGCTTGCCTTTCCTCCAGCGTGTCTGATGGGAGCCAGTAATCAAGCCGGGCATATATCTTCCCTCCATGCCTTGTGACGGTTGCAAATGCTGTGATGTCTCTTGTAGATGCAAGGTCAAGGCCACCATATGATGGCACTCCTGTAAGGTCTGGCCACTTGGCACTGGACAGGATGCACTGCTTGACTTTCTTATCTGGGATCCACTGCTCTGCTGAATCTTCCCAGATGTTGAGCTGCTTTGTTTTGAATTCCACAATACCTCTGGATCCCTGCTGTAATTTCTGCCGGTACTCCTGCCGCATTCTTTCTATGTCCTTGCCTTTGCCAATGGAAGGATTGGCTTTGATCCATGAGGTCTCATCCTGCCAATCATCTTTCTCATCAACAGTGTATATCACACAAAGGGTTGAATCATCTTCCAATACTTGAGAAAGAATCTTGATCATGTTCTCCCGGTACTGATAACAGAATGAGTATTTGTTGAATCCGGCAGTGGTGATGGTGAACTGAATTGGCTGCTCTCTGGATATCATACCAGAGGACATGATATTGAATACCTCATCTGAGGTGTGGTTGTGGAGCTCATCAATATTGGATGAGTGGACATTCTTTCCATCCAGGTTGCCGGCCTCGGATGATACAGGCATGCATGTAATGTTCTGATCGATGCCCAATGACTCTGATCCTTTGGCTGGTCTGATTTCCCTAAGATATGGCTGTAGACAGGCTTTGAGTTCGGGTGATGCTTGGATCATCGCTCTTACATCCTTGAAAGCAATATTGGCTTGATCTCTTGAACCTGCCGCAAAATAAACCTCCGGACCTGGCTCACCATCACCAACAAGCATGAAGATTCCGATGGGCGCAAGAAAGCCTGTGGTCTTTCCATTTTTTTTCGGCACCTCCACATACACATACTTGAATCTCCGGTTGTTGTTTTTGTCCTTCCAGCCAAAAAGCTGCCAGTATATGAACTGCTGCCAGGGCAATAGCTCAAGAGGTTGTTTGGCCAAAGCTCCTTTATAGTGCCGGCAATATGTGGATACCCACTCAATAACTGCTGCAGCTTTCTTTTTATCAAACCAATAGCCCTGTTTGGGCAATAGCTTTGTATCTCTGAAATATCTCTCACAGGCTTGCTTCACATAATCGCAAGCAGGAATACGCCCAGAAACAATGTCCTGGGCATACTTCTCTGCCGGATGTAGTTTAGCACTCAACTTCTTGGCGTGTACCTTTTAGATGCAAGTCCTCTCTCAAAGAATTTCCCTTTGTCGGTCCCATCAAAAATTCTTGCTTTCTTAAGGGATCCTCCGTAAACCTCTGCCGTCTTCAGGATGTTATTGATCACAGTCTCTGGCTTGTTCAGTGCTTCCACTGATGACTGCATGATCTTTCCATTGAATCCTCTGGTCTGAACCAGATATCTACCAGGTAATTCCTGATGATCTGTGATGAGCACATAGCCCTGCTTTTTATTATTCATGTTTGTTTAATTTACTTTACCCATGTGACCTTGAATGCATTTCTCTTTGCATCATGCTCTATCACATATCCAAGTGATTTAAGAGTATTCAACTCATCAGTAGTGATGTATGCTGGATCTGTATTGTCTTTGAATGCATGAAGGAAAGTGTGCGACTTGCCGAAGTTGGCCATGTCCTGGATGAGCTCTAACCACCTTTCAATTCTTGGCAATCTCTTGCCGGAATTAAACTGCTCCATGTCGTGTCTTGCTTGTTCTGCTGTATACATATCATCTTGGTATTGCCAGTCCAGGTCTTGCTTGATCCTGTGCCGGTTGCTTTGCTTTTCCAGATGGTTTTTTCATGATCAGATTTCTAGCCTTGGGAGAAAGGCCAAGCTGCATCACACACTTTTCCCATTCTCCGTGAAGTGATTTGAATGCAGTAAGCTCCGCGGAAATGTTTGATGCCCCGGTTTCAAAAGTTTGGATGAGTCCGGATGAGTCCAGCAGTACCTTTGCCTGTATCATTTTATCAAGAATCACAGCAGCATGTGTGATTTGAAATCTATCCACACTTGATAGCATTTCATTCCTGTGCAGCTCTCTGACGATCTCATCAAAATGCTCCTTTTGTGTGATGGTCAAATTGTATGCTGGCTTTAAGTCATCCGGCAATCCTCCAATCACAGGATTCATCAGAGCTGGTTGCTTTGTTTTTCTAGCCATTGGTGACTCCTTTCTCCTTTGCTGACTTTGATTTGTGGTGAGATGAGCAGAGAGGCTGCAGGTTTGTGAATTCCCAGAAAAGAGAGTCATCTACTTTGGCAGGGATAATGTGATCGAGGTCAGTTGCTTCTTTCACTATTTTCAAGGATGCACATTCCCGGCAAAGTGGCTCACCCTGCATCACAAGAAGTCTCAATTTCCTCCAACGTGTGGAGTGATACCTTGGATCAGTCTTTCTATTATGCTCTTGAAAGCCAGTCCTCACCTTGCTTTCCCATGGGAGTGGCTTTCTTTTTGGAATGCTTGCCATAGACATCGCTGAATTTATTTGGCAAATTTGGCAAAAGATTTGTATATAGTTTACCAAAGTAATTAGTAAACTATCAACAATGAAGCACACAATGTCTATCAATCAATTGGGTACATATATTTGCATCATGAAAATCATGATCTTATTAAGTGCACTGCTATTCATCACCTCATGTGAGAAGCAAATCACAGACAATCCATACTCGGCCAGTGTGAGGTATGATGTAGAATTAAACGGTATGTCTGCTGTAAGATACACCACGGACGGAGACACAAAGATTGATACAATCTCCGGAGACTGGA